ATCTAAAGCGTTTAATTATTAATATGCCCCCCCGGCATACAAAATCTGAATTCGCCTCCTACCTGCTTCCTGCGTGGTTTCTGGGGCGCTTTCCGGACAAGAAGATAATCCAGACAGCGCATACTGCAGAATTGGCAGTAGGTTTTGGACGTAAAGTCAGGAATCTTGTCAACAGCAAGGATTTCAAGGATATTTTTCCGGATGTAAAGCTGCAGGCTGACAGCAAAGCTGCAGGAAGGTGGAACACTAACAAGGGTGGCGAATATTTTGCTATCGGCGTAGGCGGTGCGGTAACAGGTAAAGGTGCAGACCTGTTGGTAATTGATGATCCGCATTCAGAGCAGGAAGGCGCCAGCTCCGATATCAACGTATTTAACCGGACGTATGAATGGTATACCTCCGGACCAAGGCAGCGCCTGCAGCCAAACGGCTCTATTGTCGTGGTTATGACACGATGGCATAACAAAGACCTTACAGGTCAGGTTGTTGATGCCAGCATCAAAAGAGGCGGCGCAGATGAGTGGGAAGTTATTGAATTGCCAGCGATTTTACCTTCTGGCAATCCTTTATGGCCACAGTTCTGGAACTTGGATGAACTGACCGCGTTAAGATCAGAGCTTCCTAATAGCAAGTGGATGGCTCAGTACCAGCAAGACCCGACTTCTGAAGAGGGAGCGCTGGTAAAGCGGGAATGGTGGAAGCCTTGGGAAGGAATCAGGCCGCCAAGCTGTGAGTTTGTAATCCAGTCTTGGGATACAGCCTTTATGAAAAACGAACGGGCTGACTATTCCGCCTGTACGACATGGGGCGTTTTCTACCGCGATGATCAGGAAGGCAGGTTTTCGCCTAACCTTATATTGCTGGATGCCTGCAAGGAAAGGCTTGAGTTTCCGGACCTGAAAGTCAGGGCAATGGAAAAATACCGGGAATACAATCCGGATGCATTCATTGTTGAGGCAAAAGCTGCAGGGATGCCGTTAATTTTTGAATTACGGGCAATGGGGATTCCTGTTCAGGAGTACACTCCAAGTCGAGGAAATGACAAGGTATCTCGGGTTAACGCGGTATCCGACCTGTTCGCTTCCGGGGTAATATGGGCGCCGGCAACTCGTTGGGCAGAAGAGGTTATCGAGGAATTTGCCGGGTTTCCGAACATGGAACATGATGATCTTGTAGATAGCAGCACGCAAGCATTATTACGCTACCGACAGGGAGGATTTGTTTCCCTGTCGTCTGATGAAGAGCCCGAACCGCTGGAACACAACCGGGTTGCGAATTATTACTAAGGAGTTGAGTTGGCTATAGAGAGACAAACTGCTACGCCGATTGAGGGGACTGTAGAACAAGACCCTCAAGAACTCGAAATTATGATAGAGAACCCGGAAATGGTTTCTATAGAAACTGATGACGGCGGCATGATCATTGATTTCAACCCTTCTGCGGCTGAAAGCGAAGATAGCGAATTCAACTCAAACCTTGCTGACTTTGTTGATGAAGATGAACTGGACAGCCTTGGCGGAAAGCTTATTTCCGAGTACACCGGGGACAGGGATTCAAGAAAAGACTGGGAAGAAACCTATACCAAGGGGCTTGACCAGCTTGGGCTGAAGATAGAAGAGAGAACAGCTCCTTGGGCAGGCGCCTGCGGAGTGTTTCATCCCATGCTGACCGAAGCGGTTATTCGTTTTCAGTCTCAGTCTATTTCGGAGATGTTCCCGGCACAGGGTCCGGTAAGAACGAAGATTGTCGGCAAGATGACCGACGATAAGGAAAAGCAGGCACAAAGGGTAGAGGATTATCTTAACTACCTGCTGACACATGAAATGTCAGAGTACAGGACAGAAACGGAAAAAATGCTGTTTTCCCTGCCTTTGGCCGGCTCTGCTTTCAGAAAGGTTTATTACGATCACAGCATGGGCAGACCATGCTCCCTGTTTGTTCCGGCAGAAGATGTTGTTGTGAACTACGGGGCAAGTGATTTAACTACCTGTGAAAGAATTACGCACGTTATGCGTAAGTCCGGAAATGATATTCGCAAGATGCAGGTCAGTGGATTTTACCGGGATATAGAATTACCGAAGCCTGAAAATCAGCGTTCCGAGGTTGATCGAAAGTACGACGAACTGACTGGCGAAACCCATACGTTCAATTACGATGACAGGCATACCGTTCTGGAAATGCTGGTTGATCTTGATCTGGAAGGGTTTGAGGATACTGACGATACTGGACAACAGACGGGCATTGCATTGCCTTATGTTGTAACTATGGATTATCCCGGTGGGAAGATACTTAGTATACGCAGGAACTGGTACGAGGATGACCCTCTTAAAATGCGAAGAATGCACTTTGTGCATTATCAGTATTTGCCGGGGCTTGGTTTCTATGGCTTTGGGCTGATCCACATGGTTGGTGGACTGGCCAAGTCTGCAACATCAATACTAAGGCAACTGGTGGATGCCGGCACATTGTCCAATCTCCCCGGCGGCCTGAAGGCAAGGGGCTTGAGGATCAAGGGTGATGACACCCCGATCATGCCCGGTGAGTTCAGGGACGTTGATGTGCCCGGAGGTGCAATCCGGGACAATATAACCTTCCTTCCATACAAGGAGCCTTCGGCCACGCTGTACCAGCTACTGCAGAACATCGTGGAAGAAGGCAGGCGCTTTGCCAGCATCTCGGATATGAAGATATCTGATATGAATAATCAGGCTCCGGTTGGCACAACACTCGCATTACTGGAAAGAAACCAGAAAGTAATGAGTGCAGTGCAGGCTCGACTTCATGCTTCGATGAGAAAAGAGTTTGATATTTTAGTTAATATTATCAGGGACTTCACTGAGCCTTCGTATCCTTACGAAACTAACGAAGACGAATTTATTAAGCTGGAAGATTTCGATAAAAGAATTGATGTTCTTCCGGTTTCTGATCCAAATGCAGCAACAATGGCACAACGGATTATGCAGTATCAGGCGGCAATGCAATTAGCGCAATCCGCTCCTCAAATGTATAACCTGCCTGAACTGCATCGACAAATGCTGGAAGTACTGGGTATAAGGGACGTAAACGATATCGTTCCGGATGAGGATGATATTTCTCCGGCTGACCCGGTTACTGCTGTGCAAAACCTGATTAATGGCAAGCCGGTTAAGGCGTTTCCGTTTCAGGATCATGAATCGCATATCGCGACTATTGTTGCAGCGCAAGAAAATCCGGAGATTATGCAGTTGCTGGAGAATTCTCCTGTTGCACAAAGCGTGCAGGCAGCCGCATCTGCTTATATCAATGAGCACCTGACAATGCAGTTCAGGAAGGAAATTGAAATGGAGATGGGTGCAGAGCTGCCGCCTGAAGGCCAGCCCCTGCCTCCGGACGTTGAGAAGCGCCTGTCCTCTATGGTTGCAGAAGCGGCGTCAAGAGTGACAACAACTGCACAGGCTCAGGCCCAGCAGGAGAAAATTCGTGAACAGCAGGAAGACCCGCTGATCCAGATGAAGGAACGTGAAATTTCCGTCAAGGAAGCCGAAGTTCGGCGCAAGTCGGCCAGCGATCAGGCCAAGATTAATCTGGAAGAAAGAAAGGCTATGAGTGCCGAGCAATTGGAAAAAGCCAGAATTGATTCTCAGGCAGAGATGGCCGGGGCCAGCATTGGTCAGAAAATTGCTAGCGATTTGCTAGAAGCAGAGCAGTTAAAAGACAAAGCCGCCAGAGAAGATTACATGAAGGGAGTTGACATCGGTCTGGAAATTGCTAAAGATAGCAATAAGAGTGAACAGTAATATCATTGAGCAAGCATGACGACCCTGTCGGAATTCCTGAAAAGGCGAATTCGCGAGATAATACATCAGCATTCCGAACATATTTCATCTGGCGTTTGCAGTGATTACAGTAATTACCAGAAAATGGCAGGAGTGATTGAAGGGCTCAAGCTTGCAGAGCGTGAATTACTTGACTGGGTCGAAAAGAACATCAAGGAAGATTAGTGGAGGAAGTTACTGATAAAGAGCAGTTACCCAATCCTTCCGGATGGAAAATACTGGTGGTAATGCCAGAGGCCGAGGAAAAAACTGAAGGCGGCATTGTTAAGGCAAGTTCTACCATACGCGATGAAGAAGTGGCCAATATTTGCGGCTATGTTCTGAAGCTTGGTCCGGAATGCTATCAGGATGAAAGAAGGTTTCCGAATGGAGCTTGGTGCAAAGCTGGCGATTGGGTTATATTTCGCGCTTATTCGGGTACTCGTATGAAAATGTATGGCAAGGAATTTCGCCTGATCAATGATGATACCGTAGAGGCAGTGGTTGACGATCCTACTGGAGTGGTTAGAGCATGAGTGAAGCATCTGCAGAAGAAAGGTTTTTTGGCGTTCAGACCGAGATTGAGCCAGCGGGTGAGGCAGAGGTCGAGATTGAAGTCATAGACGATACTCCTGAAGGAGATCAAAGGCCGAGGAAGGCTGAAAGCGAAGAGCCTCCGGTTGATGATGAAAGCGTCGATGCTGAAATTTCCAATTACAGCAAAAGAGCTGCAGACCGCATTAACCAGATAAAGTACGAATACCATGAGGAGCGCAGAGCCAAAGAGTCTGCAGACAGGATAGCCAAGGAGGCAACCACCAGATTGCAGTCGATGCTGAAAGAAAACCAGAGGCTGCAAAAGATTGTTGAAGAAGGCGGGAATGCAATAAACAAGGCGGCTTTGAATAACGCATTATGGGCAAAGCACGGCGCTACCGAACAGTATAAGAAAGCCTATGAAGAGGGCGATTCCGGTGCAATGGCGCAGGCGCAGGAGCTACTTTCCAAGGCTACGCTGGCAGAACAACAGGCAGGCTTTACGGCGCAGCAGGTTCAGAATCATGCCTTGCAAGGCAATGCTCCTGCAGACGCTAATAACGCAGAGCAGCAACAGGCTCCGCCCCGTCAGCTTGATCCGGATATGGAAAGGTGGTACTTGAAAAATCCGTGGTTTTTGGGCGTAGAGCCTTTACAGAAAGAAATGACTGCTTATGCTATGACGATTGACCAGAGATTGCGTAATCAGGGCGTTGACCCCGGCGAACAGGCTGAAAAATATTATTCAGAAGTTGACCGATCAATGCGAAACGAATTTCCAAGTTTTTTTGGCGCCCAGCAAAACGATTCAGAAATGGTCGTGGAGCATGGAACGTCAAAACGACAACCGCAAACGGTTGTTGCATCCGTTACGAGGGATAGCGGAAATAAAAAACCCTCGCAAATAAGGCTGTCAAAATCTCAGATTGCTGTAGCTCGGCAACTGGGAATCACGCCTGAGCAATATGCTAACCAAGTAATGAAGGGAGAAATCGCATGACAGATGAGAAGACTCCCGATCAAGAGCGTAACCCAAGGGTATCAGAGAGCAGAGATGCTACCCAGCATATAGAAAGCTGGGAAAATCCCACCAATTTACCTAATCCGGAACCTAAAACTGGATGGGTGCATAGGTATATCAGGACCGCTACTTTAGGGAACCCCGATAATACCAACGTATCCAGAAGATTCAGGGAAGGATGGGAGCCATGCAAATTGGAAGATTATC